CTTTATTTAATTTCTCAACAGATGTGGTTAGAGTATCATTAAATGCAGTTTGCTCATCAACGCGAGAATATGGTACTTCACCATCAGGAAGTAAAGAAATTACAGACTCATCAAAATTCCAAATAAGAATTGAGAGGAGTCCATCATTTTTATATTTTTGAAGAACTTCAACCTTTTTAGCATTAGATCTTTGCTTTGATACTAATTCTAAAATTTCAAACTGAAAAGGATTTGGTTGAAGTTCCTCGATAGGATTAGTCTTCGTCTCTTTCTTCGTCTTCGTAGTCGTCATAATCGTTCTCAAATCGTACAGATACTATTTCGTCTGGAATAATATTCCCATTTTCATCAAACATTTCGGGGTGTGTATAAGCTATTGCAGTTCCTTCATAAAAGTGTTGCTTTGCTAACCATCCGATAACACCACCTAAAATCAAAAACATAAATGAAATTAAAGTGGTGACTGTAAGAGTTACTGCTAACATTTGCCTTCTCCCGAGAGTTACTGTTTTTTGGCAATACCAAAAGAAAGTTCAAAATGGAATTTTATCTCTCGTTTCAGAAGAGAGATAACCTTCCCAAACATTATACCAAATGTTTTTGGTTCTGGTCTCTTCTCCCTCCTGCTGCGATGGCGCAACATTAACTCAAATCCCCGATTAATTTCGGAAGATTCCGAATTATTTAGTTGTCTTTTTCCTTCTTCCTGGTCGTTTGTCATGTTTATATCTCCAGGCGTCATCAACAATATTCATAAGATAATCTTTAATTTTTCTTGCTTGTGGTTTCGGAATATGTCCATATGCTTCACGAAGTTGTTTATGAAGATTATCAGATCCACCCTCAAGATAAGTTTCAAGATCATCAATTACAGTATTGATACTTGATACAGTATCACTTTCAATAAACTCTTCAACAAAATCACGCTTTGCCTTATTAATTTTTAAATATTTGTATAAGTCTAAAGTAAATTTACCTTGAAAAGCAAAATCGATCGCTTTTTCCACATCATAACAAAGAGTGAACATATCTTCTTTCATGAAAAGGGATTCTCCATTTCAAATTATATATTAAAAACTAAAATTAAACAACCTTTTACTTACCATGGAAAAAATTATCCTTCATTGGAATTATAGTTCGGTCTCTACTAATTCTTCGATACCTAATCATTGCAGCACCAATTGATAATCCACTATCATCACACATTGGTTCAAAATAAAAATCAACATCAGGAAATTTACCAACAAGATCATAATTTGTAATAATGTTCATACCATATCCACCACTGAAACAAACTTTTTTTATTCCAGTTTCTTTCACATACTTTTCCACCAATTCACAAACTTCATCCTGACAATACTTTTGAACCTGAGCGCAATAATCTGCAAAGAATTTTTCATTCTCCTTTGTAACTACAATATCATTATCAATATCATCGTTAAAGTCAAGAATTTTTTGAAGTTGTGGATAGTCTTTGAAATAATTTATGATATTATCTTTTGTAAATTCACCAAAGTTTTTAATTGGTTTACCATAACAAGACAGTCCCATTGCTTTTCCACAATCATCAACAGTTTGACCGATTGCTATTGCTGCTGAGTTGTAAATGTTTCCAATGTTTACTTTTTCTTCTAAAGGTTGCCAAACACGACGAGTTCCTGCAAGAGTTATATCTAATCTTTTTTGATTAAAAGACCAATACTTTTTAAATAAAGGTTTAAATCTAGAAGGATACTCTGCAACGTAAACAGATTCACATTCAAAAACATCATCAGTGATATAAGAACCAGCAGAGTCTACCACAAAAACTAAAGATTTTTCAAATCCGCTATTGTAAAATGAAAGTGCCGCATGATAAACATGATGTTGAGATACCTTTCTAATTTTAATATCAGGATTTAATGCCTTTACAATTGAATTTCTTTTTTCTTCATATACGTAATGCTCATCAATAGAAGTAATCAAATAATCTGCATCTTCCAAATAACCATCAAAAAGTATTTTTGTCAGATTGGTAATTCTGTTATCATGCTTAACCTTAGAATATCTTTCCTCCTTAAAATAATTTTCAATCTTACCGTTATTTAAAACGGTCATTGATGCATCGTGACCTGAAAATATTGATATGATTTTCATAATAAATATAAAATATTAATGAATTTATGATGAGTGTAAAAGATATACTGTTCAGTAATTTTAAGAATCTGGTTGCAGTAGATCTTCCAGATTGGTTAGACTCAGAAATAAAAGACAATAACTCTATAATTAAATCTTATATTTGGAAGACAGATAATTTAAGAAGAATTAGACTTTGCGAATTAAATATAAATCAAAAATTTATTGCTGAATCTTTGGTCATATATCCCAACTTCGATTTTATAAATCCCATATTTGGTACAGAATTTGTAATCTGTGGTGGTAAAAAGTTTTTTGGTACAATTGATTTTCATCCACTGAAAACTGATTCCGAATATGAAGACAAGTATATCAACAAATACTTAGGAGATCAACCAAATAGAGCAAAAGATAAATCAAAAATATATGATCTTGATTTATTCTTTTCAAAAAAACTGTGGATTAAGACATCTTCAGAAAACTTTTATAAGGAATATTTAGATAAGTTAAATTTATACTTATTTAAATACAATGAATGCACAAAAAAATGTGAGCAAGAAGATGCCCACATTTATCAAAAAAATTATGACCACCATTTATCCTTTACAGATCCAGCATATGGTATTTTAAAGGCACACTATACAAAAGATTTTGCAGAAAAATATATTAAAGACTTTTTATTTAACCTTGCTTAGGAAATAATTTTATTTTCTTTTAGATACCTTGCAGTCTCAGTACATCCTCCCAATTGCTTTTCTCCCATAAGAACTTGAGGAAAAGTTGATCCAACACCAAACTGATTGTAAAATTCTTCCCTAGTATAATCTTCTCCCAACTTATAAACAACATGATTTAGTTCTGCCACTTTCATTAATTGTTCAATTTTGGTGCAATAGGGACACCCGTCTTTTGAATAAATCGTAAAATTCATCTTTATATAATTCGATTCATGGTAATTATACCATTAAATTCTTGTACTACCAAGAGCAACAATATTTACATCTGTTGATGTTGCTTTTGCAAAAATAATTTCTCCAGGACCAACTCTCAAATCTTCCTGACAGTAATAACTTCCAACACCAACTCTTTTGTTGTAAAAAAGATAATGATTAGAACCTATTGATTGACCAACACCAACACTTATTTCAACGTAATCTGGGGAAGTATTTGTTATATATAAGTTTGTTTTTATTTCTTGCAAAGATTCTGGAAGATTAAATACAGTTTGCCCCGCACCCAATTTAATATTTGTAGTTGGACTAAATGTAGATATGATACCACAAACTGTGGTCGTAACTCCTACTTCACTTCCACGGAATGCAAATTTAACATCTGGAAGATCTGATTTAACCACAACAGATTCTTCATCCTTTAAATACAGTTCTTCAGATACAAATCTTTCTCCAACTCCAATTTGACGATTATATATAATATAATTTGATAATGAGAGATTATCAATATCACTACCTTCTAAAACAGCAATTCTAATTTTTACTGGAACAGAATTCATATTAACAACATAAACTCTACCTTCAGTAAAATTAGAAGACGGAGCACTATAAAGAATATTTACTGTATTATCTGTGGTTGCAAACGACTGTAGAGTTCCAAAGGCCATCGATATACTTTTAGACTTTTTTATGTTATTATTTATGATAATAGGAAAATCATGATTATACTTACAGGTTCATCTGGATTTATTGGAAAAAACTTTTTAAAAAAACTTAGCAAAAAAGAAGATATTATTCTTGTTGAAAAAGATAATACATATACTTTTTATAGAGATTTCAATGACTGGAATAAAGTATCTCTCATCTTACATCAAGGAGCAATTTCATCTACAACGGAAACTAACTTATATAAACTTTGGACGTACAATGTAGAGTTCTCGTGCGCTCTTTTTGATAAAGCAATAGAATATAAAATACCAGTAAAATATGCGTCTTCAGCATCAGTGTATGGTAACACTCAAGGAGAAATTAATCCTCTTAACCAATACGCAATATCAAAACTACAAATAGATTATAATGTTTTAGATAACCTGGATAAATTTTCATTTATTCAAGGATTCAGATATTTTAATGTCTATGGGAATGGAGAAGAACATAAAGGTTCACAAGCAAGTCCAGTAAGTAAATTCATAAAAGAAGTTAGAGAGACTGGAAGATTAAACTTATTTGAGGGGTCTGAACGCTTCCTGAGAGACTTTGTGTGCGTGGATGATGTTGTGGATATTGTTTTGAATAACAACGCTTCTAGCGGCATCTATGACCTAGGAACAGGGTCTCCAGTATCATTCCAACACATTGCAGAATTAGTCACAAAAAAAGAAGGTGGTGAGATAAATCTCATTCCCTTCCCAGTTCACTTAAAAGGTAAATACCAAGCTTATACTTGTGCAGATATGAGTTGGTTGAAAAATTATAAATTTAAATCAGTAAAAGATTATATTAATCACCTTTAATAACCCTATAGCTATCATCTTCCAAATGTTGAGTTGAAAATTCAAATAATTCAGATTCCTCAAGAGCAATCATTTGATGCCTCAATTCAATGGGAACATGAAAAGAATCCCCTGGATTTAAAATCTTTGCTTTTGCATTCTTCATATCATCATCATAACCATACCAAAGATAAATTTTACCTTTTTGTAGATAAAAAGTTTCATCTTTTATTTTATGATAATGCCACGAACATTTTTTATTTCTTTCAAAAAATAAAAGTTTTCCGCAATAATTTTCATTATTTACAATCCACTTTTCATGTCCCCATCCCTTGGGAACAATTTTAATTGAAGAAGTCATCTGAATTTATTGCCTTATCATCTATGTAGTAATCTGCAGAAGGTTTACCCATAATCAATTCATGATATTTACAACCCCAAATTTTAAGTTGAAGTTCTGTAAGGTCTCTCCATTTTTCCTCTGCTAACTTAGAGTCATCATTATAAGTTCCCATTCCCCTTGCAGTAAAGTATTTAATATAATTACCACCATCAAATAATTTATTTATTTTTTCAATATTTTCTTTGATAGGTTGAGAACCTTCATACTTACAAGTTTTACATGCGCTGGGATTATGACAAATAACCCCATCAATATCAATACAATATATCTTCATTATATTTTGGTCCCAAATATAAATGTTTTAACGGATATTTTTCATTACTATTACTTTCATAATAATATTTCATTTTAGCAAGTGCAATTGAAGTTCCTGCATCATCACAAATTGGGTCAATATAAAAATTAACATCTTTAGGAATATGTTTTAAATATTCATAATTAGCGACACAATTTAATGCACACCCACCAGTTAAAATTAAATTTTTAGCATTTGTATTATTCAAAGTATTTTTTATAAGTTCAATCATATAAAATTCAAAGTCTTTTTGCAATCTATATGAAAGGTTTGCAAATATTTGAAATCTTTCAGCATCTTTAAAATTTATACCATTTAAAGTTTCTTCTTTAGTTAATTTAACATAATCATATGGTATAAATTTTAATCCATAGATATCTCTATAAAATAAAGAAGTGTCAAAAGTATTATTCACAATAAATGGTTTTATATTTTTATCTTCTTTTCCATATGAAGATAATCCCATAGTTTTACCATTTCCCATAGAACCAAATCCAAGATATTCACTAATTGCCGAATATATACATCCTATTGTTGGTATACATTCATCATATAAAGTATGGTCTCTAATGTAAGATTGTATTCCATTTTTAAATAAAGCCTCAAAAACCACTGGATATGATATATGAAATACACTTTCAGTTTCATGTAGTTCTATATTTTTACCTTCTATAGAATTACCCATCCCATCAACAACAATTACAACGCTATCATCAAATCCAGAATTATAAAATGCTGAAAAAGCATGAAAAATATGATGTTCGTTGTAAAAAGTTGTTGGAATATTATAATTTACTTTTTTCCTAATAATTTTTGAATTAATTGTACTTAAAATCTTCATCTCTTCAGGTTGCCATGGTGTAAGCAATCCAGAGTTTTCTATAAAGTCAACGGGTTTATCACAAATCATTTTATGTAAAATAGTTAGTGGGTCTGAATCATTTTTTTTCCGACTTAAACGTTCTTCCTCTAAAAACCAATCAATTTTTCCATCTGTACAACTACATACTGATGCAGAATGTGTCACATTAATTCCTAAAGTTCTCATAATCTTTCCAAATCTTCTTTTGTTAAAGTATAGCAACCATAGTGCTGAACAGATATTGCTGCCGCTTTATTCGCAAATCTAATCGAACTATCAATTCTTGCAGGATGATCTTTATAAAAAAGAAATGCATAAACAAATGCAGCCAAAAAAGTATCCCCAGCACCAACAACATCAAATACATTTACTTTTTCACTTTCATATAAAACATTCATATATGATGTACCAGAACCACCCATGGTAATAATTAAATGTTGTAGTTCAGGTAAAACTTTCAAGTTTTTATATTCTTTTTGATTTATTTTAAATAAAACATTCGGAGTTGTAAATAGTTCTTGCTTTTTTGTATCTATAAAAACTGGACCATCAAAATTATCACAAAAAACTTTTAAATCTTGTTGTGTTAAAAACCCCTTATCATAGTCAGAAATAACAACAGCATCATAATTTAAATGTAAAAAAGCACTTCTAACTTCTGATGGTCGAATTGGATCTACAAAATCATCTTTATCGATTCTAACTATTTGCTGATTAGTTCCAGAATGAACTATTCTTGTTTTTTTTATTAAATTTTTATTTGTAATATGATTTACAAATACACCAAAAGATTCTAAATTTCTTTTGACATTTGCAGACATTCCTAAAGAGGTTTCTGTTCTTTCATATTTTAAAACAGGAACAGGAGCTTCTGGACTAATACGGTCAACTTGACCATAAACATATTCATCCTCACAAGTTTCCCCTACTAATAATATCGTGTATTGTTTTTGTGGTCGCATAGTCACCAATCCTATCAAAAAATACTAATCTATGAGCATGTTCTGAACCAATTACATTTTTACCTTTCCAATCAGATCCAACTACCATAAAATTTGGTTGAATTGTATTTACAAGATTAAAAAGTTCAAAGTCAGAATCAAAAGATAAAACTTCATCAACTGCTTTTATATTTTCCAAAAAGAATTTGCGTTCTTCTTCTTTATATATTGGTCTAGTTTTTCCTTTTTTTTCTTTTACTCTTCGGTCACTATCTATTCCAACATAAAGTTTATCTCCAAGAGATTTTGCATAATTAAGAAGTTCTATATGTCCCCTATGAAGAATGTCAAAGGTTCCATTTACGAATACTTTTATCATCACAAATACTCCAGTTTAATATTTCCAGCTATTGTGGAACCACTATTACCATGTAAAACCATGTGTAATAAAAATGATGGAAATATTAAAATACTTCCCTTTTCAAGATTTGGTTTATAGTCTAAAGGAAATTCTAAAACATTTTGACCTATTTGATTTTGAATATCTTTCATCGATGGATTAAATAAAACTGTTTTAGATTTTGGAACAGTTTCATATATGATAAAACTCCATTGACAATGTGGATGAATATGTGGATCTTGATAATCTTTCTCAGTGTACACATTTCTCCATATTTTATCAATTCTTGGATTCTTATATGGGTGAGATATTGTGTTGATATTTTTTGTTATAACTTCAATTAAATGATTCCAAGTATCTTCCGAAATTTCATGGTTTTTAAAAAAAGTTGTTTGAATTCTACTATCCCAAGTTTCTTGAGTTTCTTCTTCACTAATTTTTATTAAAGATAAATTAACTTTATCTTCAAAAATGGGTATTGCAAACAAATCTTTTCTCATTTTTTTGACGGTAATGGCACTTTCCTCATAGTTTTATAAACAAGACTTGCTCTTAGACCTTTATAAATTGAATTTGGTGGAGTTCCATGATGTGGTATATTACCTTTAAACAAACAAACCCTTCCTGGAGAAGGAATAACTTCTTCCCACTTATCATTTAAATAAATTTTTGTTTCACCACCCCAAGAATAATCCCACTTTTTATTAACATAATACACAAAACTAATTCCATTATCACAAGTACAATCTTGATGAGGAATAGTATTATGTATCCATTGTTGACCATTTACAAGAACTTCTCCAAGTTCCAGTTCAAACGGAATAGAATTTGTAACTGCATTTAATATCATCACAAAACAACTATTGTGTGCATTTTGCGATTTCGCTGGAAATATATGTTGTTTAAACGCAGGAACTTCATTCCAATTAGGGTCTTCCCCAACATCATGACCATCTTCTGGATAATTGCTAGTATGTCCATAAAACCAATTAAACCCACCCATTAAAATATTATGAGTGTATTCAATAAACCAAGATGGAAACAAATTATCAATTATAAAAACTTCATTTTCAGAAAGATCATATTTTGAGAAATCTAAAATTTCTTTTTTTGCATCAATGTAAATCATTTTCTATCTTAACAATTTTTTTGTATTCTGGAAGATAAAGATATTCAATTTGAGAGTTTGCTAATGTACGAAGAGCATCGTCCAAAGTCTCTACTAAAGGTTCTCCACCAAGATTAAAAGAAGTATTAAAGATAATAGGACACCCTGTTTGATTATAAAATTCTTTAATTAATCTATAATAATGGAGATTAACATCTTCAGTTACAGTTTGAATTCTACAAGTACCATCAACATGAATAATTGCTGGAATTTTTTCCTCTACACCCCCTCTACAATTTACAGCATACATCATAAAAGGACTTTCATCCATTCCACGAAGGTCAAACCATTCATGAACATACTCTTTTAAAATTGAACCCGCAAAAGGTCTAAAGTATTCTCTTCTTTTTACGGTATTTACATGGTCTTTTCCGTTAGGATCTCTAGGATCATAAAGAATAGAACGATTTCCAAGAGCACGAGGTCCTGCTTCAGACCTTCCTTGATAAAGAGCCACAATGTTTTTGTTGACAATTAAATCAATTACATCTTTATAATCAACATCTTCAGTAACTGAAGTTACATTATACTTTTCACAAACATTAGAAATTTCACTTTCTGTGTACATATATTTTGGTCCCGTATAAAGGTCTTTAATTCTCTCTCTAATTATACCACTATTTTCAATTTTATGGTAAATATAAAGTGCTGCTCCAATTGCAGTTCCTGCATCATTGCTTACTGGTTCAACATAAAGATTAATTCCTTCATCTTTTAGTTGTTCAAGATACCAATAATTTGCTACACAATTAAGACCATATCCACCAGATAAAACCACATTATTATTACCACTCATCTCAACAGATTTACGAATCAAATCCAGAACCATTTGTTGAGACTCGACTTGAATTGCATATGCCATATCTCTACGGTTTTCAAGTTGAGTTAAATCTTCACATTCTGGTGGAGTATGAAGAAATTCATATCTCCCCTCATTAACCACTGCACCATTCGGATAAGTTGGGACAATAACATTTCTATCAGAAGTCTTCCATGAACCACCACCACCATCAGTATAAATTTTAGGAATTTTATCATTTGGTTTTCCATAAGGAAATAATCCCATGGTTTTACCAGCTTCAATAGGTGCCCATCCACAATACTGAGTTACTGCTTCATATGCTTTTGTAATTCCAGCACTCTCATCTAAAATCAACTCATGAGTTCCTTCTTCACCCTCTCCATTACTTAAAAAATTCTGAATTCTTGCAGAACCCCAAGGACCCCTACCAGCTTGATGCTTATACAAAGTTTTAAATTCTGCAGGATATTGACAAGAAAAAATAGATTCTAACTCCCAAGTCATTTCAGTTTCTATTCCAATATTCATTGGAATAAAAGTTCCAGCACCATCAACAACCAAAGACACTGCAGACTCAAATCCAGAACGATAAAATGCACAAGCAGCATGTAATTTATGATGTGTTCTACTTAAATCAATAACTTGAGGATGTTCATAAAGATTTTCTTTACGGTCAATCAATCCTAACTTTCTTGCCATACCAGTGTAAATATCATCACCAGTAAAATCTATTCTCCCAGATTCACCCAAAGGTTGAGTATGTGCAATAACAAGATAATCAAGTTTATCAGTATACTCCAATATTTTTACCATTGAAGCAAGAGGTCCACCATCATACTTATGTCTTGAGAGTCTTTCTTCTTCAATAGAAAGAACAACTTCCCCATCTTTAAGCAAACAAACTCCAGAGTTATGCCCTCTGGCAACAGCAGCAATCCATTGTGTCATTTAATACCTCACTTTAAATTTTTAAGAATATCGCTCACTTGTTTTTCTGTGGGAGATTGTGAATTTGATAAAGATTGAAACCCTTTATTTGGTTTTTTAATCTGTGGTTTATTTGTTCCCACAGAGAGTCCCGACATATTCGCTGTTGGAGTTGAACATTCAGTATTTAAACTATTTTTTTTATCATAATTTGTATAAGCAACGGATTTACCCATTCTCTTACGAACAGAAGAAATTACTTTTTTAACTTCTTCATTACTCATTTCCATTGCTTGGTCATTATATCGATCCACTTCTTCATCAATAGATATTCTAATTGGTGAATATTTTCTCTTATTCACACCAACATCAATTATATCAAAATCTTCGGATTCTGGATACGAAATGTTAACTGGATAAGTTGAACCAAGAACAACAGTTGCGGTTTTTCCAAATGCTTTAGCAATGTGTTGCCCCATACTATCACAACCAAGGAAGTGATCTGAAGCATTAATTACAGATGCCCATGTCCTCATATCAGGAATTTTTGGTCTTGCAACTTTGATTTTTGCATTTTCTTCATTTTCTTCTAATGGAAAATGAACTTCGCTCATTATAATTACGCCATAATCTTTTTTTAATTCGTTGATGATATCAACAATGTTTGTTAAAGAAAAACTACGAGAAGTTGGATCTGCAATAAAATCATTTCCAATTTGTTCTACACTTCTTCCAAAAGGTTGTACAACTAAAATTTTATCTCTTCCTGTAACTTGTTTAACTTCTTCTACAATATTAAATCCTGTTATGGATTCTACTTTATTAAGGTGTATAGATGGATTTTGTAATTTTCTTGGTTCATCAAGATTATTAATAATAATATCAAAAGATTGTGATAGATTGCACTTTTGATTATAATAATGCCACTCTCTATATGGTTCTGGGCTTATACAATCACGATGTTTAATTTCAGATTCAAATAATCCTTTATGCCAATTATCAAATGCATGTTTATGTAAAACAGGATGACCTTTAAAAAAGTCAGTTCCACCTTCACAAACAATTATAAAATCTTCATGTGTTTCTGCATATTTTTCAAATGCAGGAATGGAACAAATGACTCTACCTGCTCCACCATTAATAAAAAATGCTTTTGACCTCATAAAATCAACTCCGATTAATTATGAATTATTATTTAACTCTGGGTTATTTATTACATAAAAATAACTTGCACCAAACGATCACATGATTTAAACATATTTTTTTTCATTATCGCACCATGAATCATGTTTGGATCATACAATACTGCTTTATTATACTTCATAGTGGAACAATATTCAAGGTTAATTGTATCAGTATCTGGCATAATAGAATAAAATCCTGTACCTCCCTCACATTCTGATGGAAGATTAAGATAAACAACACATGCCCATTTATAAAATGAACCATCAATATGTGCAATCATGTCTCGTCCATCATCTATAATTTCTTTATTATTTGTAACATTTACTATAAATCGCATTCCCGACCAACAATAGTCATGATGTTTTTGGTCAAATTTAATATGCCATTCTTGATGATTGCATAGTTGAAAAAAAACATCTTTTAATTTATATCCCAATTCTAATGTATCTTCACATACTCTACGGCCTATAGAATATGCTAACAAATCTTGATTGTCTTTTTTGCTGTATTTTTTAGATTTAATCGCATAATTTCTAACTTCATCTGGATTACAATAAAAATTTTCAATTTCAATAATTTGTTTATCAAAAACTTTTACAACTTTTGCGGTTAAATTATTATTAACTTCAAACATTATATTATAGGAATATTGCCATATTGTTTTGTAGGATAAAGATATTCAAAAGAACTTTCAGGAATTACATCATATCCAATTGTTATTCTTTTACCAGTATAAAAAGAATTATTTACAACTCTATGCCTTACATTTCCTCTACCAAAATAAATATTTCCAGATTCATTTTTTACTTCCCAATCACAAAATTCAGTAGTAGTATCTTGTGGTTCTATAGAAATATATCCGTGGTAAGGTGCGGCATAGAGTTGTAAATAATTCTTTTTATACTGGTAAAAGAATAACAATTGGATATGATGTAA